GCATAAATTGCTCCAAGAAGAAGTATTAATGGTAGTCCATATTCTTCGACTGCAACTAGAACGTCTTCCATTTTAACTATTCTTCCTCCGTACTGTTATCTGCTGTAGAATTGTCCTCGCCATCGGCTTCTAAAATACCTATTGGAACTTCATATACATCATCATATCCATACCAATAGTAAGGATAATCACAATAACAAGAACAACTATCTTTGTAATAATACTCGTCATCCTCTTCAGTAAGATAATCACTTACTATAGTATAAGTCATAAATAATAATACTATTTGTATAGCTAAAAGTGCCACAACTGTTTGTTCAAATTTAACTTCCATTATTTAGATTAAGTTGATGCTACTAAAATTTCCATATCACAAGCTGCTGTATCTGCTAAAGCAGTTATATTTACTAAATCATTTAAACTTACTGTTAATGCAGAACCTCCCGCGTGCATAGTATTTACTACACCGGCAGAAATGTCTCCATTGTAAATGAATGATTGTCCTTTATCCAGTAATACAGCAAATTCAGTTGCATCCTCATCTTTAAATGTTAGTGTAATGTGATTTGTATCATCTAAATTAGTTAATCGAATATATTTTACTGTAGATTCAACAAATGTTCCTGCAGCTACTGCAGTGCTCATAGCTACTACTTCTACTTCTGATGCAGGTACATTAACTATCCTCTTACTTACTTCCGCTATACTAGCTAGTGATAATGTATTTGTTGCTCCTTGATTGGTTCCATTCAGATTTATACTTTCTGTTACTGTTACGGTCATTGTAGCGGCCGTTAGTGTACTTGTCATTAATATTTACCTCTCTTTTTTTTCTTTTTCCTTTCTTCCGCGGCCATTCGCTTCCCAGCTTTGGTATACGGAAAGTGTTTTTTTCCTACTATTGGCATTATTGAGCCTCCTCGCGGGTTCGTAGGTCAGATGAGTCATCATTGCTACTGTCCGCCTTTTTATCGGCCCCTTTGCCGAAATTCATTCCGCCCTGTCCCATAGGCATTGAAACGTCGTTAAAGTAGGTATTTCCTTCGTCTACCAAAGAAAGTTTCTCCATTAACGTCTCTCTCGTCACAATGTTCTTCTCCCAGAACTTTAACCATATCTCAGGCTCGTAAAACTTGCAAAATACAAGTCTACAATCCTGTTCGGTTATGTCAGGGAATATTTGCGTCTCAAAGAATCTTGAGACTGCTCTTTGATACCTAGATATCTGTCTCTCTGCTCTTATTTCCTGTCTAGCGATAAGAGACTTGTTTGCTCCTGTTTGTTCGATTAATCCTATAGATAATAGGAAATTCATCAAAAGTGCTGATACTACGGGCTCCAAATGTTCCATAACTGACAGAAGTCGGCCATCACGGCTTCCTGTGCCCATTGTGCCCATATAGCCAACTTCGTGGTGGTTATCTATTGCGATAACTCCAGTAGTGGCAGTGGCAATCTTGTCATATGCCTTACCAAGGTTCTCCAATGCCGTCTTTTTGTCGGCATCACTATCCAAACCACTTAAATCCGCACGAATTACCTTCAAATTGGCCGCATTTGCCTTCAATGCAGACAAAACATCACGGTCAATCATTTTCATTGCCTTTATTATGTGAAAACACGAACGACCGAATGGAATACCATATGGACTCCTCGGGTCACGTTTTATCCTGCAAAGGGCAATCTGGTCGTCTCTGTAGTCCTCAAAGTTGTCTATTCTCCAGGTTTTCAGGTTAACAGCGAACTTGCTGTCGGTCGATACAGTTACTTGAAGCCATTTAGTGTCTTCTACCTCATTAACCGCCGTACTGGGCGAAGTAGAGCTAACTTTCTGGCCCATAATATTATTTGGGCCCCCAGCTCCTTTACCAATTTTACTGGCAGATTTGTTGGATGGGACATTTCCCTTTTTGTCCAATAGGTTAAGACGAATTAAGCGACCGTTCATTGCCTTTATCTGCTTCAATTCACCATCTAACCAGTATTTCTTCAATGCGCCTGTGCCTTCACGTACAACGTTAAGTCCCATCATTTCTACTTCATCATAGGCTAATGGGTCTACTTCAGTGAAGAATTGGCGAACATCGTCAGCCCCGTCTCCGACAAACTCGTAGTCAGTGAACAATTCACCAACAAGATAGTCTACAAGGAACGAAAACCATTCGTTTTCCTCATATTCTATCAATAAATTGTCGTAGAACTTGGGCGGTTCCTTCCCTCTGTAGTCCTTTAATGTAGTATCATATACATCGAATTTCTCAGTAGTCTGGGAAGGATTTGTGTTACTATCGAACCATCCTCCAAAAAAAGGTAATCTCTCTATATCTTCAGGCATAAGAGCACTCCATATACTAAATCTGGAACACTATTCATAGTCATTCCACTCCTCACCAGTATCTTTATACAGTATCGACTGTTCGAGGTGTTTCTGTCGCTTATCTACCCAGATAAGACACCCAGGTTTGCCTACATACTCCACTATATAACCGTATTTCTTGGCATATGTTTCCAATGCCCAGTGTCCTTCGCCAAAGTATATGAAACCACATATAATTCGATGTAATGTACCTAATGGTATATCAAGTTCGTCCTCAAGGGTGCGATAGCTCTGATACTTGCCCTGATTTCTATAGCACCAACCGAGTATAGCTATGCAGTCGTTCTCCACATTACCCTGAAACATACTCATTCCATACCCCACGTATGCATCCCAAGGAATGGTTGTTGCACATCTGCTGACAGGGATAGCATAGCTAATGCCATAGAATCGAGCAAATCGATTTTACCACCTACTGGTTCCTTGAATTTGAGGTAGTTCGAGCTGCCTTGGACCTTCTGTACCACCACTCCGTCGTGTTCTAACAGGAATTTGGTCCAGAATGGCTCGGAATTAGGCACTTTAAGGCGCCCATCCATTATAATTTGCCGGTGATTCTGCATCATCTCGTGTTTATAGGGCCCAGTCATCCATACTCCCAGAACTTCCTTCTTCTCTGCCGTTTCATTGCTATATATGCGGGAACTAGGTATAGCTCCTCTACCTTTGCATAAATCGGCAGTGACCTGTATGCCGGCGGCGGTCGCATCAGGGAATATTCTATACATACTCTCCCCGTACGCGTGGTATATCTGTTTTATGCGTTTTATGATGGGGTCATAGTCCCGGCTCCCCTTATCTGGGGGCACAGGAGATATTTCTTCCCAGAAAACAAGCCGCGCAATGCTGTCAGTTATCTCGAACACAGTGATTTGGGTAGCATTCAGCAGTAATCCATAGTCAATTCCCATAACATACCGCCTTCCTCCCTCTGCTTTAAGCGTTAACGGCCAATCCTCGGTCCCACACTGTTCCAAAAACAGTTTTGGAAAGAATTTTCCGGCCGCTTTAGGGAATTCTCCCATATTCTCAGCAACAAAGTCCTCATTCAACATACAACAGTTGTTGCATTTCCAGCCATCTATCTCCGCGTCCTTACCATATGTGTGCTTTCCGCAGAATCCTTTCTTCAGGACCCACTGGCAGGGGATATTCAACCTCCTAAAACGGTTCTTTATATAACTATTAGTGATACAACCAGTGTCTATGGCCTCCCATACATTCATATGATGAGTGCCATACTCATCTGGCATCTTCTGATAGCTCTCCCACTCTATCTCCAACTCGGGATTGGCTACTGTCTTTGGCGTACCAACCATTATCATCTTCTTCTCAGTGTACGCATCCGCCATCATATCGTCAATAACAGTGGTACGAACCTCCTTGGTTACCAACTCTATCTCGTCTACTACGAAGAGAGACCCCTTGTTACCACGTTTTGTATCTGCCTTCTGACTTTGCGCCAAGTTCGAAGCTACTACCTCGGACTCGTTCTTCGCAAAACGTATGTACTCCTTCCCATACGTTCCCCGCTTGCCTATACCTGCGTGCAATTGAACATATTCATTCATCAGATAGTCGCAACGCTTCAATGCCTTCCATATATCCTCCATAATGAACAACTGGTCCTGCGTAGGTGCAAAGATGACTGCCCTTGTACCATCATCACGACACATCTTCCATAGTATATAAGCACTCAATAAAGCACTCTTCCCTATCTTACGGGGCTCTATGAAAAGATTTACGTCGTTCTGTTCAAAAATCGCAGCAGCCTCAGATTGCCAAGGAGAAGGAAACATTGGCTTCCTGTTATCAAGCCGAATGTAAGATACACAGAACAAGTCAAAATCATCAAGAACTCTTGCGTGATAATCAATGGTGTCCGTACAATCGTCGGCCACCTCGACCAATCTCTTAAAAATCCCATAATTGTGACTAAACCGTATTTCTGTATTCGACTCCTCCTCGACCGTCTTCTTTGCCTCGACCAGAACCTGGCCGAAATCAAACATATCTATTTAGCGCCCTTGGCTGCGTCCCGTATAATCTTTCTTACAGTTCCCTTGGCCTTCTTCTCCGTATGGTCAAAAGACTCCAGTATTACCTGCTTCAAGATTTCGTTCTTTACGTACTTGGAACTTGCGTCATCCAAAGCATCCCTCATCTTGGGTGTCAAATGTTCGTCATATAATGCCATTATCTCAGAATCATATCTTCCAATTAACTTCGTAACCAGAAACCTGAACTGAGGTACATAACACCATCCATATAATGAAATTGCCGAACATAGGATGCCCAATACTAGAAAGACCTCGATATTGTCTGTCAGCATACTCGAAAGTGCCTCTACCATACCACTGTCATTACTAGTCTCGTTCATTGTTGTATTATTTGTCATTTTCTTCTACCTCCTCGTAGTCTATATCAACAGCTGCCAAAGGTTTCTTCCATTTAAGCTGAACGTCCCCATCGTCACCTTTGAGCTCTAATAAAAGCTCTTTAGCATTGGACAAACTGTCCTCGATGAGCCCCTTCTTCTTGGACTTGTCAAGATAATTGAGAACATACTCGTTTATCTTTCGCAAACGTTCGTTAGTTGTCTCGAACATTGCCAACTCCTCAATAGATTTGTCATAGGACCAAGCGTCATAACGTTCTAACTGCATTAACATTGCTGCTATTCTACTACATTCTATCATATTAAAATGTAGTGCAGGGTCTTTATCTAATTCAGATAAATAGAACTTATAACGTTCGTAATCTTCTGGCACCTGTTTGATTTTACGTACCAATGCTAATGGAGCATCAGTAGTAATTATGTTAATAGGTTTGTACCTATTAAGTCCGTGCTCTTTTTCAGCGGACATATTCCTATATATACATTTGGAACTATATAAAGGTTGCGGGGGGTTGTAAGGGGGTGACACGCTAGCTATTAAAAACTGGTTTCAAAATTCTGGTCAGCTCTCTACTCACTAATGTGGACGTGTTTAATTACTAAGACGCACCGATACCGTCAAATTAATGTGGCATACTATGTATTTATTATCCATAAGCATACCTAACGCGCTGAACTACCTATGGGCTTATATACTACTACTGAATGAATGATTGATGAGTGAAGAAGAGGTGAACACAATAAGCATAGATACCTTGACATCCTTAATGTTTGATGTCAAGCAGGACTGCCCTGAGTGCGAACAAGCAGTGGCTCTACTACGTAGTCTACCAGACAAAGTAAGAGAGTGCCCAAGCGTAGCATTCAGGCTAACACCTAACTGGGTGTATAATCCCCACAATAAGAGTGACGGGAAGATAACACACTGGCACATATCAATAGAGGTAGATGTTGATACACCAGAGTATGAGGGGATACAGCAATGAGGCGTAGGCATATGGTAGTAACAGAGGGTCATAGAGATATGACTCTCTGCGGGCATCAGTGTACCAGACAGGAGGCGATGCATCAACGTAAGAATAAGTGGGATAGTGTCAATTGTAAGAGATGTCTCGATAAGAAACAGAGAACGGTCCACGTAATATATGAGCACAGGGGCAACCACAGGGGTGGCGTGCCCTGATACTAACCATAGTATTTATTA